ATCTAATGTCTTTCTTGTAAGGACCTCTGTGCCGTCCGATTTAGGTGCATACATTACATTGGTGCCACCGCTAATTACATCACGCGTAATGGTATCTAACGTACGTCCAGCCTGCGAACCACTTAACTTTGTAGCCTGCACCACATTGTTATCAATTGCTGTGAGTTCCAGCACATCCGTAAGAGTGATATAATCACCGTACTGCTGTACCTCGGATTTAACCGTGGTCACCTTCATCTTACTACCATCCGGTGTCACGCCTTCCTGCAAAGGTTTCGTGTTCTTCGGTAACGAATCATACTTTCTAAATTCGATTACCTTACCACCGTTTTTCGGAATTGGATATTTATCACCAAACTGGTCAAACACCAATTTGGGCTCTGCCATCGTAATCAGAGATTTTTCATAAAACTCTTTCATCTCGGCAGTCATTCCCGAGTCACCTGTTGTATTTGGATTTAAATTCCCTGCAAACATCTGTAAAGACATTCGTTTTGCCAATTTTCTTGCTTTGTTCATTTTACTTACCTCCATTCTGCACATCGGTCAGAATGTAATTTTCTCACCGCGTGCGGCTCTTTTTGATAACTCATCGATATCTTTTGCTGTCAACTTGCTTATGTCAATTTTCTGCTCTACGGGCTTTGAAGAAGTATTTGTTCCATTCTCAGCCGGACGCAAGCCTTTCGCGCGAATACCATCCGTCACGCGCTCCGCTGTTTTAGCTGATGCCATCTGCATAGCTCCTCGCATGATTTCATCGTGATGCGCAACTTCGTACGCTGTTCTTACATCAATGCCATTCTGCAGCAACTGTAGGAAGTCTTTATTCTCAACCTCCTCATCAAAGCTAAAATTCGGATAAATTTCCTTTAATGCGTCTGCCTCTGACATCCACTTGCTATACGTTTCATCTGCCTGACGAATTCTCTGCGTTTCCTCAGCCGCTCGTCTGAATTCTTCATTCTGTTTTTCCAAACGATAGAATTCACGATACTGTTCCGTGGACATTCCCTTTGCCATGGCACGCTCTTCGAACATGGAATCATCCTCTTCCAATGCCCTTAACATGTCATCCGCATCTGCGGTCTTGTCCAATCCATAGCGCTGTGCCACAAAATCAAGGACTTTCTGCGATGATGATAACCGCTCTTCCATTTCCTTGGTCTGCTTAAATCTGTCGTTAATCACCTTCTGAACACTCTGGTTATATTCATCTTTGAACTCCCCTTTAATCATGTTCTTCCACTTGGTTCCTCTGTCCTCTGTACTTTCCTCACCGGTGTCTGTCTGTACCTGGACAGTCTGCTGGTCGTTCTGACCCTCTAAGCCAGTCTCAACTTCTGCGCCTCCTGCTTCTCCTGCGCCCTCTGCAAACAACTGCAAATAAATTTTGTTTTTCATAGGTTTCATTCCTCCATCGTCTTTCCGAAGTGTCGCTATCATCGTCTTTCCGAAGTGTCGTTTCCATCGTCTTTCCGAAGTGCCAGTGGTTTTCACATCACTACCATATCACGGTTT